CTATCGGAAAGGCTTTTACTTTTACCGGCGCACACCAGCCTTGAGCGTGAGCGTAGTTAATAACTGCACGAGCAGGGACGATACCCTGTCGATTTATCGTAGCGTTTTTGGCGTTTGGGTAAGCCTTCTTAGCTGCTTGTCTTATCGTTTGTGGATTTACACTGCGTAGTAACACACCAGCTAGCTGCTCAGTAATCTTGACTAAGTAGCGCGTTTCTCCTCCGTCTTCTGCGTACTGCAACGCCGCTTGGTCGAAAGTCATTACTGCTTCGACACCGTATAGATGTATTTCCCACAGCTTTTTTTCTAGGTCTGCTCTTAGTTCTTCTGCGCGGCTAGGGTCCGAAGTCTCAAGAGAGCGTCGGACTCTTTCACCTTTGGGGTCATATCCATCAACGTAGTAGTTGCCGCTCTTACTGAACCTTGTGGTAATCTTGAGGCGCATTGGGTGAGTACCTTCCGCATGGCTGTAATGTTTTCACGATAGAAGACTTTTCTGTTTCCGCGCAACTCAAAATGTACACCGGCCTTTACGTTTGGTTCTTTAAGAGCAGCGTCTAACGATGCACGAGATATGCCTAGAGCAGTTGCAGCTTGGCCTACATCTATCGGTGGCTCGGCCCAATCAGGAAGCGACTGCATCTTTGTCCTCCGCTGCTGGAACCTCGGCCAACCCACTCCCGTCCATTAACTTATGGTACTTTATCTCGTAGCACCGCGTCTGACCGGTTGGTATTGTTGACCCCTTTCCAATGTACATACGTGGATTTACCGTGCCGTCGGCTTGGTAGACTAAGTAACCATCTCTATCTAGCTCTTCGCGTATTGATGCTGGAGCTACTCCGTTTTCTTTGCACCAGTCGGTAATAGCTTTGATTGTTACAAACGCTTTTTTGTCGTCGGTGCAGACACGTCCTACGGCGGGAGAGCGTAACATAACGGCGGATTCTTCTTTACGTGCGCTATTGTTATAAAGCCGTTTGGTGATGATGAGTCGTCCTTGCAGTGTACTAATGAAAGCAGCCAAGTGTTCTCTAATATCGGTGTTAATTTCTTTGCGGCTCTCGCGCATCTGCGTCACTTGATTAGTAGCCCACTTAGTCATGGCGCTTACATCGAAAGACACAAGACCGATCTTCTGAGCAATCTTACCAGCAACTAATGCAGTTACGATAGTGTCACGGTAGAAACGTTCTTTGTTGTCGTCAGCAGATTGTGGGTTAAACTTACTACGGGCTGCTACCATTTGACGACGTGCCCAGTCCATGTTCTTAATTAAAAACCGTATGTATGGCAGACACGCTTCACCGTACACGTGGTCCATGTGATTTTCTACAAACGCCTGAGATATGTCAGGAAAGACTTTAGTCCTAAAATCTTGGGGCAAGGACACCTCAAAGAACCTTAGCTGAGTGGCCTCTACTCTGTAACCGGCTGGCAGCTTGCTTATGTTTTCAAGGATGGAGTCGTTAGACGTTATAAAACTATTCTTAAACCACTGACCACCGACGGTAGCGAACTTACCATTGGTAGCTAGCCTCTCCTTGTCACGTCCGTTGGCTAGCGCATAGCCTGTGCGAGTTAGCTCGTCAGGAGAGCGACCAGAAAATTCATCTAGCAACAAGGGCACAGCACCCATTATAGCAATCCTCTTGATAACTGCGTTCAGCGTCGAACCCTGCTCACCTGTCTGACGTTCCATGTACTCGGGGTTGCCGTAGAAACCGCAAGCTATCTTGGCGGCTGTAGACTTACCTGTACCACCGTGTCCAGTAAACGCGAGAGGCAAACCATGCCAGTTAGATGATCCCATAAGCTCGACAAGAATAGATCCCATTGAGTGACACAGAGCAAACTGGAATGGCTCCGCGCCCGGGCGGTTGTATAGCGTAGCAATGTTAGCCACCCACTCGTCTAATGTACCGCTTTGGCCAAAGTCTAATGATATGTCTGATGGAACACCGGAGTCACACAGCACTTCTTGAGTGCCTTTCTCTGTGACCATTTTAGTGCCCATTACGAAGCCCGAGTAATCAGGAAGCCAACCAAACTGCCCGTAGGTCTTGGTCTCAATCTTCCACGCTTGTAACGTTTCGATAAGGTTTTCGGCAAACTCTGCCATATCAGACCTCGCATTTCTGGTTCTCATTAAAAATACTTCGTGGCTTGCAAACGTCTTAGCCATTAGGTCAGTGGAAGCTAGCTCGGCTGTTGGCATAAAGAACTCGCGCCACTTGCCGTTTTTTTCTTTAGCGCGCCAGTGAATTACCCACGTTCCTTCGCTGTCTCGGATACGATTGACGGGATAAATAAACGATCTGCAAAATGGACGGTGCTTAGATACACCGTCTGCATCGGTATGCTTTACGCTCAAGGCTACGCCGTTCCAGCGATAGTTGGCGTTCCAGTATGGAATTGTCTGACCTTCTAGTGACCCACCGTTGTTCGTCGCCGGGTCGTCGTCTTCGCCGCCGTCGGACGCCAGGGGAGCGATGTCTGGAGGAGCGAAACCTTTGTCTCTGGCCCCGTCAATCATTGTCTGGACGTCGGTATGCGTTTCTTCTTTGGAATAGCCATCTAGTGTAAATTCTTTTGCCAGTTCGTGAATTTCACTGTCAGTATTACCTTTAGCAACCCAACTCGCTACTAAGCTCCTAACATTGTTGTGCCAGTCTTCTCCTTTAAGCGCGGCCACTCTAGCCTTGTCGCGGTCTAGCGGTTCTTTGTAGTCTTCGACGTGCCCAAACCCTGAGGTAGGTGCTTCGTCGCTAAGGCCGTTCTTACTTATAAAGCCCAGCATGACATCACGAACGGTGTCTACTGAGTATTCTTTACCCTTCTTAAGAAGCCTTACGGGGATAGGCGCTTCATACTTTTTGTTGCTAGTACCGATAGGGCGTAAGACCCTTGCGCTGTCCATGTCTACTGCACGGTCTGCTTTCAGTCCAAGAAAGGTAGTGACTTGCCTTTTAAGGGCAGACAGTTCTTTCCATGTTTCCTCTAAGACTGCTTCGTCTAAGCTAAAATAGCAGTGATAACCACCGCCGCTGTCGACGATAGTTGGCGTTAGACGCAGGGCTTGAGCCAGCTTAATTATATCACCCCTAGCCTCTGCTTTAGTGCCGTACTTCTTTGCGTCGTTTGCATCCACATCAAAATCGTCGTACAAAACCTTACACGCTAAAGCATTTTCTTGCGTTCTTATTTGGGTCTTGCCGTTTTTGTTTTGATACCAATCACCAAACGTATGCAGCGCGACGTAAACTTCACTATCTGTGTCGAAGTTTAAAGCTGCCTCAGCAGCAGCTTCTATCGTTTCAAACTTTCTGTTCTTCCAATAATCTTGTCCGTGTTGCATAACGCCCAACACGACATTACCTTCTGGTGGCAGTAGCCACCTTAAAAACTCCAGAGTATCCATGATCCACCTATGTGTGCATGTGTTAACAGATTGACGACCGAAGCGAACCCCGGTCGTCGGTGGCACGAATTAAGAAGCTTCGTCGAACTCCAGATTCTCTAGGGCCTCGTCAATAGTATCATAGTCTTCTACTGACTTGGTCTCAGTATTCGGTTTTGCCTTAGCCGTTGGCTTGGTCTTTTTTGGCGATGGCTCGTCGTCAAGCTCGTCTGGGCCAGCAGTGTCAGCTACGGTTGTCAGGTTTGTAGCAAACCCATCTCGGACAGCAGTAAAGCCACCCTCGACAACGCCAAACGCAGACCGCGCTTGAAGCTCTACCAAGTTGGTAACTTGAACCTGACGCAATCGAAGCGACACGCCGTTAGTGCTCATGTTGTATGGAACAAGTGAGACCAGAACGTTTACAGTAGATCCCGTAGTAAGAAGGAAGTCTTTATCCAACAACTTGTTGGCTGCGTCGTACTGTTTTGGAGGAGTTACTTTGTCTTTACCGTACATGCCTTTTAGTACAGTTTTTGCGATGTAAGCTCCGTCCTCGTCTTTTTCAAAGACTTCACTTGACGCTGGCATAGCAGGCCAGTCGTCACCAGACCGATCTTCGTATGCAACCTTCATGGCTTTATACAGAATACCGGCCTCTTGCTTGTTAAGAGCTAGAGACATTTCGTACTTTGCTCCATCGTCCTCAATGGCACAAGGAACAGTCTGACCTTTATTGCCAGCTTTGTTGTCAAACCGGTAGGTTTGGTTGATTCTAGGGTAAAGTGCCTTAGCACCGTGGATAATAAAGGTGGGATTGGCGTCAGCCATGTTAGCCTCCTGAGCTTTTTAGTGGGTGTAACCGTCCGTTACAGCGAATGGTGACGCTGTAATTTGAGACAGTTCTTTAAGGGTGTTTAGCTCACCGTCTTCAAGAAAACGTATGATCCTAAACGTGAGAACAGAGTGTGTTTTGCGATGTGTTGCGTCTATTTTAGTTACGACAGCATTTAGTTTTTCACCTCTGGTAGTTATGCTTTTCTCAAAGTCGCGGAACGATTTAAGAGAAGTGGATGGAACACGTAACGATAGTTGATCTGAGGGCACGTCTGGTTGTAGTAGCCCTAGTTGGCTGTACTCTGCACAGGCTTTGCCTCGTTTACCGTTAGGTGTAATTCTTGACCCCCATTGATTGCGGGTACAAACAGCGCATTGCTTAGCTTGGAGTTGTTTACTACTAACACACGGTCTTACGCCATCAGATGAATGGCACAGCCTGCTCCCGTCGTGAGTGTAGTATGTTCTCGCCTTGGCAATCGAAGATACGATTACTACTTCTACAGGCAATTCCCCGAGCGTAAGCATATCACTTGCGCCTAAAGTTTACGACTTGGGTTTCACTCCAATTAACACCGGGCGGTAGATCGTCGTGGACGTCGCGGAATTGCTCAGCCGCTTTTTTGTTTACCCGTCGCTCAAGCAGTTCCCAAGCCTCTTTTGTTTTAACGTGTTCTAGAAACGCTTCGAAGTCTGCAATAGTTGCAGATGATCTTGTCGATCTGTACGCAGTGCCGTGTTCACGTGACGATACATTGTCTATTCCACGATCATCAAACCGACGCAGAAACTCTACTTCGATTTTATTTTGCTTGTCTTTATCGCCAGCGTCGTCTGCATCGTACGCTGCCTTGCGCTCCGAACGTCTGTCGCGCAGTCTAATAAAGTATTTTAGAAGTTCAGCATCAGCCAGCTCTCCTATCTTCGCCATAGTAGTCCTCCTTTTTGGCGGTTAGCCATTTGTTGACGTCATTTTCATCCCACCTAAAAACCTTCGGTGAAATTCGTATTGGGGCGGGAAAACTATCTTCTCGCCTTCGTAGTTGGTGCAAAGCGTGAGACGTAGCTAAACCCAACTTTTGTTGGACCTGCACGGGATCAAGTAAAACCATTACATGTACCTCTATATGTGTTTACATGTTAACACATAGTATCAGCTGTGACGAGGGTCAAGCTATAAGAGGTGCTCTATGTGCTTTTACTTCATCTAAAAGTGCGCCTTGCATTTTCTGTTTCTTTCGTAATCTTGAATACACTCGGGTTTCGACAGGCGTACCTTCAAGCAATATAATAAAGTTATTCATTTTTTGACCCGGTCTGTTGATCCGACCATTGGCTTGTTCAAACGTTTCGTTGCTGGTTGTGCAGCTGTACCAAACAATTGTGCTAGCTGCTGTAAGCGTTAAGCCATGAGACATGGCTGCTGGCTGTGCTACCAAAACTTTAGGCTCGTCTGATTTCTGGAACGCTTTAAATATTCTGTCGCGCTCTGTTTTCTTTACACCGCCGTAAATTACTTCCACAGAAAAGTCTTTACTTAGCTCTTCGGCAACCATCTTTACAGAAGACACGTAAGGCACAAAAACAATAACTTTGCCCTCCGCTGCGTCGATGATGTCCCTGGTCTCCTGAACACGGGGCGACGACGGTATTGTTACCTCAGAGCCATCGTTGGCGTAAACAACACCGCAAGCAATCTGTACAAGTTTGCCCATCTTAACTGCTTCGTTGACTGCTGTTATCTCACCGTTGTCTGCTTGGGTACGCATACGAGTGACCATTTCCTTGTAAGCTTTGTTTTGCTCTGGGGTCAGTGGTACAGTTCTTGTCTCAAACATAATAGGCGGCAAGTCTAAGCACTCGTCACGTGTGAACCGGACAGCTGGCTGCATAATCTCCCTGACGATCTGCGTCGCCTCTGGTTTTGGAAGCCATTGAAACTGGCTAATCTGGCGCATAACTTGGGCTTTGAAACGATTAAAGTAAGGCGGCACACTCTCTGGTGCTACCAACCTACACTGTGCCCAAGCATCTGTCGGAGCATTTGGTGTTGGCGTACCGGACATAGCCCAACACGATCTTGGTTCCTTGTGTCTATTGACTACGGTGTTGATCTTTTTCCAGCGGGTAGTACCGGCGTTACGTGCGCACTGGGCAACTTCGTCTACGATAACTAAGTCGATGTCGGTGCGGTTCTTAAGCTCAGGCTCAATGATACCGACGCCATCGTGGTTGATAATGTAGACATCGAAATCTTCTTTAAGAAGCTTGATACGTTTATCCTTGGTGCCATGCAGCACTGCAAAAGTTAGATGCGGAAAGTGGTTAAATAATTCGTCACCCCACGTACGCTCTAGTGTAGACAGCGGAGATATAACCAGTACCTTGTTTAGCTGCCCTGCTTTCTTGAGGTAGTCGTACGCCCACAACGACGCTAGCGATTTACCAGTACCAAGCTCACTAAGATTAAAGGCTCGCTTGTTCATTGACAGGAACGCGGCTGCTTCTTTTTGTGCGTGGAATGGTGTGTAACGACCAGACCAGTCGTAGTAAGATCGTATCGGTGCAGGAGCGTTGTACCCGAGGTTACGCAGCATTATGGTTTCGTCTGTGCGGTGCGGCACCGCTACCAGTGGCTGGCCCTTTACATTAAACGCTTTTGCGCTCGGTACTACATTCAGTATCTGGTCGGGGTTGCGCGTCTTCAATATTAACGCTTGTTTGTCTGGCCATACCAGCATGTTGTTCTCCCTCGTCTATCTGTCTGATGCGTTCATCGCATATGTGTTTTATTTTTTCGTAGTCTAAGCGGCGTTCGCCTTTATCTCTCAGGACGCGCTTAACGATGTCTGCATCCCAAGGGTTTAGATTGTACTCGTACCAAATATCCCAAGGCTGTATGGTACGCGTAGCGTAGTCGGATTGTCCGACGTTGTAGTCACGTGGGGTAGAAGGGTGCATTTCAACAAAATTGTCGGCGTCGTCTTTTAAAAGCGCTTTAACAGAAACGTCTAAGTATTCAGCAATCTCGACTAGCTTAGAATACGATGGGTTACACCTTTCTGTTTCGTAATGCGATAACATGCCCTGAGCAATGCCTGTGTCGAGAGCCATTGTTTTTTGGGTGTATCCTAATTCTTTTCTCCGCAGCTGAAGCTTTTTTCCTGATACTTTAGCTACGTTTATAGGCAACTGTTCCACAGCGCCTGTTTCAACGTCTCGCCATCTACCGTCGCTGCCTTGTTCTTTTAGGTGAAACTGGCCGTCTGTACCTAAAACTTCTTTTCGGCAGATTCCGTCTGGTCCTCTTAGATAGTCAAGCATTAGGTCTTACCTTTCGTATACATGCCGGGTTTTTTACCGCGCCAGCCTTTGTTTGACTTGGCGCTTACTACACGGCGGTTAGATTTGCTGTTACTACCACCAGCGTCTAGTGGCACCTTATGGTCGACGTGCTTACCGTCGCCCTTCGTTACTTTGC